TCGCCGTGACTACGATGTCGACGACAAGCGCATCCTCGGGTATGCGAGTCTCGCATGAGCACGAAGGACACCATGACCAAAAAACAAGACCCACCACCACCGGCCATCGACGCCCAGGCCGAGAACGTGAAGGCACCCAAGCACCGACACCCGAGCAATGCTCGAGGGTGGTACGCACCGGCGCGATACCTCCCGAACCTGTTTGTGCCGCTGGCGGTGCTGCAGCATCTCTCCATCATCGCCGACGACGACGGGGTCGCATCGCTCACCGAGGCGAAGGCGGAAATCAATCAGGAAATCCTCTTCGCCTATCTCCGGATGCTGACCCTCATGGGCTACATCGAGGTCGACGGCGAGCGCATCGTCATCAAGTCACTACCCCCCACGAAGGACACCAGCCAATGAGCGACCAGAAGTTTACCATCGTCGACAAGCGCAACACCGAGGACGCGAGCGACGTCTCCCCCGTCACCCCTGACGGCGTCACCCCTGCAGCCGTCGACGGGGCTGTCAGCGTGCACGAGTTGTACTCGTGCGGGCTGCCCGTCGGGGCCTTTGCCGATGTCGCGCCGAACACGGCGCTCCTGCTCCCCCTCCGTCGGCCTGCGCGGTCGACCGGCGGCATCGTCACCGCCGTCGACGAGGTCAAGGGCACCCTCGGGACGGCCTGCATTGCCTACGTCGTCGCCGGCATCGGGGTGCTGCAGCCCGCAGCCGACCAGCACCCGCAGACGTGGGTGGGCATCGAGCCCGGCGACGTCGTCGTCGTGCGTAACGCGATGCTCGAACCCCTGCACCCCGACCTCGAACCCCTGCTGATTCACCGCCGGCATGTGCTCGCGAAGGTTCGCCTGCGTGACGAGCTGGTCAGCGAGGGGTGACATGACGACGGCGAAACGGCGGGACATTTTCGACACCGGGGCGCCCTCGAAGGCGCCGGTCGACAAGAGCGCGGCGGACATTCCCGCCGACGCCTGGGTCCCGCGCGTGCCCGTCGTCGACGGCGTCGAAATGACGTTCGACGAGGCCGCCGACGAGATCCAGCGGGTGACGTCGGCCAACAGGGCGCATTACATCCACGAACTTGAAATGCTCGCCGTTGCATGGCGCGCAGATGTGACCCTGTCGGGGACGTCGGCGAAGGCGGCGATGCACCTGCTCTCGCTCGCCGCCGGCGCACCGGAGAAGCGCAACAGACCCGCGCCGAAGGTCTCTCGCCGCGTCGACGAGCTGCGAGCGTTGCTCACTGGCGACGACGAGGGCGAGGGTTGAAGCGCCCCATCCTCGACCGGGCTCGTCGCATGTCGGGCCTGCTGATGATTCTCAACCAGGAGCAACAGGGGGCTATCAGTCGCTGGCGCATCACTGACGCGCAAGTCGAAGTCCTCGAGGCCATCCTCGAGCACGAGCGCACAATCGTGTTGAAGGGCCGCCAAATGGGCGTCTCGACGGTAAGCCTGCTCGCCCTCCTGGTCTTCGCCATCGCGAACCCCGGCGTGCCTTGCGCCATCGTCGCCGACACGCGCGACAAGGCCCAGGGGCTGCTCGCTCGCCTTGCGGGGTGGTGCGAACAGCTGGGCATCGAGGTCGGCGCGCGCAACAAAGGCAGCATCGACCTCGCGAACGCCGGGCCCGATGGGGTGTGCACGGTCATCGACGCGCTCTCCGCCGTGTCTCGCGCCGAGGCCGGCGAGTCCCGCGTCGGTCGCTCGAAGTCCTACGGGTTCATTCACGCCAGCGAGTTGGCCTTCTGGTTGTCCGATGCGGCGGTGTTTCGCGGGCTGACGTCGACGGCCTTGCCCGGGGCGCGCATCGTCGTTGAATCGACGGCATCGGCGGCCGACAACCTGTTTCGCACGCTCTGGCACGGGGAGGACGAGGGCAGCGCCGGGGAATGGCATCGGGTGTTTCTCCCCATCGAGCGTCACCCGGTCTATCAACGGGAGCCGACAACCATCGACGAGGACACGTGGGCGACGTTGTCGGGCACGCGGTACGGGTTCACGTCTCGGGCGACGGCGGCCTGGTGGTGGCACCGGATGCGCGTGGATTTCGCGGGCGACGAAGACGGGGCAATGCGCGAGTTCCCGCAGCTCCCCGAGCACTGCTTCTCGTTCGCTCGTGGGAGATGGATTCTCCGGTTTGTCGACGCCGTCGTCGTCGCCGATGGCAAATGGGATGGCAAGGCGAAGCGCTTTGACGGATGGCATCGGTATCGCGACCGGATGCCCGACGAACCCGTGGTTTTCGGCGTCGACGTCGCGGCCGGTGGCGGCGGGGATTCGTCGGCCGTCGTCGTGCTGTCGTTGCTGACGGGGACCATCTTGGCGACTTGGGTGAGCAACAGCACATCGCTCCCCGACCTCGTCGAACTGGTGAAGGACACCGCCGAGCGCTACATCCCGCAGACCATCGTGGTTGAGTCCAACGGCGTCGGCGTCGGCGTGTACGAGACGCTCAAGCAGTTCTCGCGGTGGCACGTCACCGAGCAACGCAGCGGCGAGGAGAAGCACTTCAGACTGCAGCGCTTGAAGCTGGCGATTGAGCAGGGCGTCGTGCCAATCGGACCCGAGCTCGTCGTCGAGGTGAAGTCGTCGAACATTCAGCCACCGACGGGGCCGAAGGGTCGGCCGTCGTACGAGGGCCTCGACGACTGTCTCAATGCGCTATCGTTTGCGCGTGAGTTCTACCTCGACGCGCTGCCGTCGTCGGTGCCCGTCAACGTCGTCGACAACATCGACCATTCGGTCGTGTTCCACTCGTCGAAGGCGCTGCGCCGGGGAACGCGCGAACGCTACTGACGCCAGAAAGACCAGGCCCCGCCGATGCAGAATCGCACCGACGGGGCCCACGCGCTGTTGCTTAGGCTGCGCACGACGAGCGTGCCCGCGCCGTCACCCGAGGTCAACCGGGGCGACGTCGCCGGGCACTGCATACCAGGCGGCGAGGGCTCGGTCGGTGCGGGCATGGTCGAACAATCGCAGCGCTTCGATGGCCTCGGCGGCCAGTCGAAGGCGCGCGGCCTGCGCGACAACCTGCACCCCGAGGGCCCATTCACGGGCCTCGGCCTGGGCGAGGGCCTCGGCCTGCGGGTCGATGCTCGCGACGGGCATCACCTCGATGGTCACCGTCGGGCGAGTGTCGCGGTCGGGCGATGCCCGGGTCTTGCCCGGCTTGGTCGACCGGCCCAGGACCACGGCGGGCTCCTGCTTGTAGACCCAGTACAGCCGGTCGCTGGCGTCGTCCACCCCGAGCTGCTCCGCGACGGCATCGCGAACGGCCTTGAATGATGCCGACAGGTTGTCGCCGTCCAACCGGGTCACCTGGTACGGGCGGGTGAGGGTGATGCGGGCCCCGAGGTGCTGGTGCGCCCCGAGGGATGCGGCGCGGCAATAGTCTGGACTGGCGGCGGCCCAGAGTGCATTGATGGTGGCCTCGCGCTCGGCGGCGACGCGCTTGGCGCGGACCCGGTGGTGCTCGCGGTTGTTTTGGCCCCTCAACAGGGTGATGCCGATGCGGGCGGTGAGGGTCGGGTGTGTCATGTGTCCTCGCTTGCTGCTCGGCTCGCGCTGGCCAATGCCAGAGACCGCTCGATGGTGGTTTTGTGCCAACGGGTGCCGCGAGGCTTGGTGCCGATGGCATCGAGGTGGGCGGCGATGCGGCGGGTGCTCATGCCGCCGGCACGCAGCTGGACGATTGACTGCAGGGTCTCCTGCTCTGCGTTGTGAATCTCGAGGGTGTCACCGTCGGCGCCGATGGACCAGCCGAAGGGGGCGTCATTTGACGTCCGTCTGCCAGCGGCTCGCTTGCGGGCCAGCGCAGCCTTGGCCAGCGCCGACGTGGCCATGGATAGCGAGTGCACCAGGCCATGGCACCTCTCACACAGGGGCACGGTCTTGGTGCCGCCGGCGGACCTCGGCACAACGTGGTGCATGTGGATGTCGCCGGGTTGGTCGCACTCGAAGCAGGTAGGCGCGGTCATCGGTCCTCGCGGGTGGTGAAGGAGTCGAGGGCGCGCTGCCGGCGGCGACTGCGCAGGGCGTCGTCGACGGCCTCGCAGGCTGCGACGAGACCGAGGGCGCCACCGATGGCGACGGCCCCCAGGGCGGCGATGAGTCCGAGGGTCATCGGAAGCCCGGGCGACGCCAGCGGCGGGGAATGAGGGGCTTGGCGGGCTTGGCCATGAAGACCCCAATGGCATCGACGACACGCTGCTTGCGGGCCAGCTCGTCGGCGGTGGTGGTGTGCTCGCAGCATTGCTCGGCGGAGAAACCGAGCGGCAGCGGCACCCCGCACACCGGGCAATGGACCCACCTATACTGGTTGTCGTCGGTCATGGCTCCTGCCCCTCGATGGGGGCCCAGGCGGCGAGGGCGCGACGGGACTTGCATCCATCGCACGCCCCGTGGTTCGACCCAAACGCGGGGCAGTTGTCACGGTAGGGGCAGTCCTGCTCGCTGATGTCCCGCAACGCCTCGATGGTGGATTCGGCCTGGGCAAGCTTGCGCTCCAAGTGCTGCAGGCGGGCGAGGGTCGCCGCGAGCAGGATGCCGGCGGCGGTTTCGCCTGCGTGTGTGCGCTCCCGCTCGATGAGGCTGCGAAAATGGCGCAGCTGGTAGTCGGTCAACGGCGCGGTCACGGGGTCACCGGCCCAGTGACGGCGCCGGTTTCGTCGTCGACCTCGAGCTGCGCGGTCGAGTGCACCGGCCATCGCCATGTCCCGCCGGTCGTGGTCGCGCGGTACCGTACGTTGAGCGCGTCGGTCGTGCTCAGGTGCACGTAGACGGTGAGGTCGACGGCATCGAGGTCGCCGACGGCGACGACGAGGGCGGGCCAGTCGAGGCCGGCGCGGTCGGTGTAGGTGACGATTCGACCGGGCGTCGGGGCGGGGATTTGGCTCATCGGGAAACCTCGGGGAGGGTGTAGGACGGCTTTGCGTCGCCGGCCTGCAGGATAGCGTCGACCACGGCGACGGCGCGACGGCTTTTCACACCGACCACCGACAGCACCAGGCGCACCCGGTGAGGCCGTTGCGCGACGACGTCGGCGGGAGTGCGGCATTCATGGCCGGGGCCTGCGCCGCAGAGTTCACAGGGGACATCGATGGCCCACATCAGCGAACCCCGTCGGCGGCCATGGCGGCGGCGAGGGCGAACCGGATGATGGCGGCCTCGGTGTTACCCTGCCGGCGGGAGGCTGCAGCGACCCAGGCCGATTGCTCGCCGGTCAACCGGACAGCTACGGACCTCGCCGCAGTTGGCTTCCTCGGGCGGCCTGCTGGTGGTACGTCGACGGCGACAAGGCTCTCGGGGATGACGACGGCCCTGACGCCGCGAGACTTGCAAAGCCGTGCGCCACACGCGCGCAGGGCGTTCCCGAAGACGTGACGGGCGGGCGGGGTTCCCGGGAACATCGCGAACAGCTCCGCCGACGGATAAACCCCAACTGGCACCGTCGGCAACCAAGCTTGAACACGTGCGAGACATTCAACGGCGGTGTTTTCGTGCATCGCGGTGAGATGACATCAATGTCCGTCCGCGTCAATCGGGCTCGCACTGTGCGAAATCGCCCACGGAAACTGCGGCATCGTGCCACCGGGTCGAAGGGCGCGCTTGGACGCGGCGGTTTTTCGGAGCGCGCCCTGTTTTTTACGGCTTTCCAAAGCCTTTTTTTCCCTCTTTCTTGTCTCTAAGACGGACTCTTGCAAGAAAATCGACTCTGAAAAGTACCCCTCCGCAGTTGAGTTGAGGGGCCTGTATATGCTCGAAGACCTGCATTCTCGCGACCAGCGCGGCCAACCACGAAAAAACGGCTCTGTGGAGCCGTTTTTCTAGGGTCGCGGGGTCAAAAACGCATGCGCCCCAGTCCGCCGAGCGCGTCCAGGCAAACCGGCTAAGTCCATGATTTGTCTCGGTTGTCGTTTTCGTCGTCATCCGACGGCGAGCTTGACGACCCCACTCCGCGCAATTGCAGCGCTCGATACCGACGCTCCCCAGAAACCTTGCACGGCTCGTATCCTCGGCTCTTGACTTCTGTGCCGAATGCGTTCTGACCACCTGCGCTCTCCCCTCGGTCCTCGCACCATGAGCGAAACGCTTTCCACAGGACGCCGGCGGAAATGGTCCCCATGGCGGCCCTCTCGCAACGTTCCTCGAGGAACTGGCCGACGCGGTCGGACTCCTCGCGATAGTCGGCGGTCGCGTCCAGCACCTCGGCCGGGGCGACGAGGCCCAGGCGCTGCCAGTCGAGGCACCATCGAACGATGACGGCGAGGATGCCGGGCAGCTCCCGCAACAGGCGCTCTTTCAAGGTGAGGTCCTCGCGGCCCACGAACGAGAC